TTAAATGTGTTGATAATTTAATAGGTGGAGATAAAGATAATATTCCTTTTTTAAAAACATTTTATAAAGCAGATTGTGCAGACTTTAAAACAATGCTTAAAGTTACAGAAGGCATTGATGTATTGTTTCATTGTGCAGCTACAGCTCATGAAGGCTTATCTGTATTCTCACCTTATACAATTACACAAAATAATATTATGGCAACCGTGGGCGTTGCAACGGCAGCCATTCAAAACGGAGTTAAAAGAATTATCTACTGTTCTTCTATGGCAAGATATGGAGATCAACAAAGTCCATTTACAGAAGACATGCCAACCAAACCAGTTGACCCTTACGGTATATCCAAAGTTGCTGGAGAAGAAATATTAAAAACCTTATGTAAGGTTCATGGTGTAGAATTAGTTATTGCTGTACCTCATAACATTATTGGACCTAATCAAAAATATGATGACCCTTTTAGAAATGCAGTATCTATTTTTATTAACAGAATGCTACAAGGAAAACCTCCAATTATTTATGGAGATGGATTACAGACAAGATGTTTCTCTTATGTAGATGATTGTTTAAGTTCTTTATTAAAAATGATAGACGACCCGTCAGTCGTGGGCCAAGTAATTAACATCGGGCCTGATGAAGAATTTGTTACAATAAAAGAAGTCGCTGAAACGTGTGCCAATCTCACTGGATATAACGGCGAGTTCCAATATGTACCAGACAGACCCCAAGAAGTTAAACATGCAGTATGTTCCTCAGATAAAGCAAGAAAGCTTCTAGATTATAAGACTACAGTTTCTATGAAAGAAGGAGTAAAGAAGACTTATGAATTTATCAAGTCACACGGCCCACGGCCCTTTCAATATCATATAGACATAGAGATTATAAATGATAAAACTCCACATACATGGACAAAAAAATTAATATGAGTCACGTATTTTGCTTTGTAAGTTCTAAGAATACAGAACATTTTTCTAAATTAGCTTTAGATAGCTTCTTTAAACATACTAAATTAGAAAAAGATGACATATTTGTATTTGTAAATAACGATGGAACTAATGCTTTTAGAAAAGAATACCCAATTAATATCTATGTTAACAACAAAACACCTAAAGCTTGGGCTACAAATTTTAATAAAGGACTAAGAATAGCTAAAAAATTTGCAAAAGATTTTGTTGTTATAACAAATGACATCATTTTTACTGAAGGTTGGTTTGAACCTTTGAAACAAAGAGACGATTGTGTGTTAATTCCATCTTGTAACATTAATAATATTTATAAAGCTAATGAGTTTAAGTTTGATTTTGTAGTTCAATTAGAAGATTATCTTGGTAAAGAAAAAATATTAGAAGAAGTTGTTAAGTTTCATAAAAATAGATTTAGTTTTGATAGTTTAGAAGAAAAAATATTTATGCAATTATATTTAGGACGTATTCCATACAAGATACATGCTGAAATAGGTTATTTTGATGATACTTTTTCTAATTGTGGTGGAGAAGATATGGATTTTAGAATTAGATGTGCTATTAAAGGTTATAAAACAATGGTAGCTAATCATCCTTTTGTATTACACTTCCACGGTAAGTCATCTTGGGACGGTGATGAAACAGATGCACAAGAAGAGACACGTAGAATGAGCTATTTAAGACGAGGAAATGAGAAATGGGGAAAAGATTTAACAGATATATTTATTTGTGGTAGAGAAGCCAAAGAGAAATGTTATCAATTAGGATTAAAAGAACTATTTGATAAAGGTGAATCATATAAAATCATGAGGATATTAGCCAAATGTTAGACTACAACACAATTCAAGACGTTAAACGAGTAATAGTAAAGCAAATAAACCAAATAAAGGAAGAACTTTGCTATGGTATAGACACGCTTGATAAACTTCATTATTCTAGAGGTCAAATCAGAGCTTTAGAAGCTCTGCTTCAGGATCTTAATGACCTGCTAAAAAAGGAGAATAATGATGACGAAAGCGACAGAGGAGATTCCTTCAAAAATTGAGGGACTTCTAAACGCATACAAAGAGGAACAAGAAATAAAAAAAGTTCTTGATCCTGATTCAATAGAAAAATCCACTTTAGATAGAATGCCTAATCCTACGGGATATAGAATTCTTGTATTGCCGTATGCAGGACCTGCTACGACTAAGGGTGGAGTAATTCTATCAGATAATTCCAAAGACACTATTCAGATGACTACTGTTTGTGCTTACGTTCTTAAAATGGGAAATCTTTGTTACAAAGACAAAGATAAATTTCCAAATGGACCGTGGTGCAAAACAGGAGATTGGGTAATTTTTGGACGTTATGCTGGTAGCCGATTCAGAATTGAAGGCGGTGAAGTTAGAATTCTTAATGATGATGAAATCATTGCTAAGATTGATAACCCTGCTGACATTCTGCACATGTACTAAGGAGGACAACACATGGAAAACAAACAAGTAGTAAATACACAACCTGAAGTTGAATTAGACCTAGATGGTGTAAAAGAAACTTCAATTGAAATAAAAGAAGAAGCAAAGAAAAGAGAAAAACCACAAACACCTAATTTAAATTTAGGAGAAGTGGATCTTGGTTATACAACACATGCACCTAAAAATGCTAAGGAAGAAAAACCTAGTGTTGAAGTTCAAGAAACTGAAGAGAAGCCAGAAGTTAAAGTTAAAGTAGAGAAAAAAACTGAAGGCAAACCTGAAGTTGATGACTTAAGCCAATATACTGAAAGCGTTAAAAAACGTATTGATAAGATTACTTATAGATTACGTGAAGCAGAAAGAAGAGAACAAGCTGCTTTAGAATTCGCTAAAGGTCTACAGAAAAAATATTCAGAAACAGAAGCTAGATATTTAGATGTAGATACAAACTATATTAAAGAATTTGATGCAAGAGTTGATGCTCAAAGAGAACAGGTTAAAGCAAAGCTTAAATCTGCTATTGAAGCTCAAGATGCTAATCAAATAATGGAAGCTAATGATGAGTTAACTAAGTTATCCGTTGAGAAGGAAAAGGCACGTATCGTTATGAGCGAACGAGCTGCAGCTAAAAAAGCCTTTGAGGATGAACAGAAAACTCAAAAAGCTCAACCAGTAACAACACCTCAAAGAACTGCTACACCTAGTCCTAAAGCTAAAGTTTGGGCTGAGAAAAACGAATGGTTTGGCAATGATAAATATATGACAAATTCTGCATTTTTGCTTCATGATGACTTGGTAAGTCAGGGGTTTGACGCAGAGAGCGATGAGTACTATAATGAGGTAGATAAACGTATGAAGGAATTATTTCCTCATAAGTTTGTTACCAAATCTCAGGAAACTGAGGTTGCAGATGAGCCAAAGAAACCCGTCCAAACTGTGGCTTCTGCTGGAAGAAAACAACAAGGACGCAGAACCGTGACACTCACCAAGTCACAGGTGGCTATTGCTAAAAAATTAGGGGTGCCACTAGAAGAATACGCTAAATACGTGAAGGAGGTATAAATGAGCGATAAAAATAAAAATAGAACTTCACGCGAGTCTGAAGTAAGAAATAAGGATCTTCGTAAGAAGCCTTGGACTCCACCATCAAGTCTGGATGCACCACCTGCGCCAGCTGGTTTTGTTCATAAATGGATCAGAACCGAATCTATGGGTTTCCAAGATACTGCAAACGTATCTAAGAAACTTAGGGAAGGTTGGGAATTTGTGAGATCTGAAGAAATTAAAAACTCTTTAGGTGATCATGATTACCCAGTTATTTCCGATGGAAAGTACGCAGGGTTGATCGGGGTTGGTGGCCTAGTGTTGGCTAGGATACCTGAAGAAATTGTTAAAAGTCGCGCTGAGTATTTTGCAAAAATTACTCAAGACAGAATGAGATCGATTGATAATGATTTAATGAAGGAACAACGACCAGAGATGCCTATTAATATTAATAGACAATCTCGAGTAACTTTTGGTGGTGGACGTAAGTCATAATTTTTTGGCAAAAGTCAACTACTGTAAATTAAATATAACAACAAACGGAGTATAAAATAAAATGGCAAACATACTAGAAAAGTTTGGTCTTAGACCAGCTAGACAGTTAAACGGAAGTCCATTCATTAATGCTCAAAACAGATATAGAATTGCAGCAAATAACTCTACAGCTATATTTCAAGGTGACTTGGTAATCCCATTCACTTCTGGAACAGTAGGCAGAGCTATTGCAAACACTTCTACTTCTGTTGTGGGTGTTTTTAATGGTTGTTTTTATACAGATCCTACAACTCAAAAACCGACTTGGAAGAATTACTATCCTGGTTCAATCAATGCGACTGACATCACAGCTTTCGTAATTGATGGTCCAGACACAGTATTTGAAATCAATGCTAACGGTACATTTGCAGTTGCGGATTTGTTTCAAAACTATTCAGTATCAAACGTATCAGGAAGCACTCTTTCTGGAATATCTCAAGTTCAATTAGACGTGAGCAATTCTGGAACAGCTTCAACGTTCATCGTACAAGCGATTGATATATCACAAGATCCACAAAATAGTGATGTATCAGCTACTAACGCTAACATTATGGTTAGAATTAGTAATCACTTCTACAGAGCGGCAACAACAGGTCTATAATAGGAGAATAAAATATGGCTATAACACGTAATCAGCTAGTTAAAGAACTAGAGCCAGGATTGAATGCACTATTCGGCCTGGAATACAATAGATATGACAACGAACACGCTGAAATCTTCTCAATGGAAACATCTGAGAGAGCATTTGAAGAAGAAGTAATGCTTACAGGTTTCGCTACAGCGGAAGTTAAACAAGAAGGTGCTCCAGTAGTATTTGATAATGCTACAGAAGCTTACACAGCTAGATACACTCACCAAACAATTGCTTTGGCGTTTGCAATCACTGAAGAAGCTATTGAGGATAACCTTTACGATAGACTTGCAGCTAGATACACAAGAGCTCTAGCTCGTTCTATGTCTCAAACTAAACAAACAATTGCTGCAAACATTTTGAATAATGGTTTCAGTTCATCTTACACAGGTGGTGACGGAGTTGCTTTATTAGCAAACAATCACCCTCTTGCTAGTGGAGGAACATTCAGAAACATATTATCAACTGCTGCAGACTTATCTGAAACATCGCTTGAGCAATCATTAATTGATATTGCTGCGTTCGTTGACGAAAGAGGTTTAAAAGTTGCTCTACAAGGTAGAAAATTGATTATTCCAAAAGAATTACAATTTACTGCTGAGAGAATCTTAAAATCTCCTTTATCTACAACTCTTAGCGGCTCTACAGCTGTTAACGATATCAACGCTATGTTAAATATGGGAATGATACCTGAAGGTTACAGAGTGAATCACTTCTTAACTGACACAGATGCATTCTTCATTATGACTGATGCTCCAAACGGATTAAAAGAATTCGTTAGAGCGCCAATCAAAACAGCGATTGAAGGTGATTTTGATACAGGAAACGTTAGATTTAAAGCTAGAGAAAGATACAGCTTCGGTTGGTCTGACCCTAGAGGAATCTTCGGTTCTGCAGGAGCATAATCCAATTAATTTATGGGGGCGTACTTTACGTCCCCATAAATATTAGGTAAAATAACAACATGTCATATAAATCAGATATTCAAGCAACGTACATTAACGCAGCTACAAGTAACGTTGTAATTACACCATCAATCAGACTTAAAGGAATTATTGTAGTATCAAGTGGAGGTGGAGTTGGAACAGTTGAACTTAAAACAACTTCTGCTACAGGAACAACATTATTTAAAACAGACGTACCATCAAATTTAGTAGTTAGTTTAAACATTCCAGAATATGGAATCTTATTTCCACAAGGCATTTATGTTTCAACATTTACAAGCCTTGCATCAGTAACTTTATTAACAGACAAATATTCAGGTCCAGGACCAACTTATCAACCACAACCATAATTAATTAAAATGGCAGGTGTAGGAATCCAAAAAAAAGGAACAGGTAAAGCTGTTAAATTTGGAATTGGTGGAGCTATTCAAGCAAATGTTTATCAAGGTAAACCAGGATCATACGAAGCAGCTCAATATACTGAATCTCATTTTCCACAAGCTGAACAATATACCCAACAAGAAAGTTCTACATTAACTTATAAAGATCCAAACAAAGAAGAAGATAAAAAATGAATTTAGAAAACATTAAATCAAAATTAAAAATAATTGGATTTTTCTTTATAGGGTTGTATTCTTATATTCATAGAGCATTTGAAATTTATATAGTTTCTATACAAGCATTTGCAAACTTTATAATATTACTTTGTTTTAAAAGTGATGCAGCTGTAATTTGTATAGCACATAAATGGAATGTTAATGTTTCAAAAGCAATTACTTACATAACACATTTTTTAATTGTTGTATTTTTATATATCTTACTTTTTTAATACACTAATAACACTATTGTTATATAGTTTTTTAACTATTGCTTTTTGTTTTATTTGTGTA